TCTTTTCGAACGCCGTATCCCAGGATTGTATAATGAACTCGCACGGGGGCGGATTACGCTTTTCCCAGCGTTTCCACCACTCCCTTTTGATGATCGCGCCTTCTTCTGCCGTGGGTGTTTGCTGGTACTGAGCGAGCCAGTTCGACGGAGGAAGCTCTGATTTAAGGGCGAGAAGCTCATCCTTAGACCAGAACTCAGGCCAGATTGGCTCGCCCGAAGGAAGGATCGCAGGAAGTTCGATAACCTCCCACTCGTTATGGCCTCCCTTCTCAATGCTATCCTTAATAACCCTGGCCGTAAGGTCCCTCTTAGACCACCGGGTTTGGACGATGATAACAGCGGCCCCAGGCTGAAGCCGTTGACGCGGACCTGCCACGTACCAGTCATAGACACTGTCGAATACCTCCGGATTGCGGGCGGCTTGCTTCGCCTCCTGCTCTGAGTGTGGATCGTCGATGATGAGGAGGTCGGCACCCTTGCCCGTGACTTTGCCGTCAACGCCGATAGCGAAATACTCGCCCTTCTTGCTTGTAGCCCAACGACCAGCGGCCTGACTATCAGCCTTCAACTCGACGCCAGGGAAAATTTCTTTGAATTCTGCGCTGCCGACAATATCGCGGACCTTGCGGCCAAAACCCTGCGCAAGGTCTGCTGTGTTGGAGCACTGGATGATTTTTTTGCTGGGGTGGTGCCCCATAAACCATGATGGGATGTAGATGGACGCGAATTCGGACTTGGTGTGCCGGGGCGGCATGTTGATGATGAGGCGCTTAAGATCGCCCTTAACCACGCGCTCGAAGGCCTCGGCCATAATTTCGTGGTGTCTGCCGTGGATGAATTCAGGCCACAGGTAGTTAACGTATGAGAGAAACTCGTCCCTCGCCCCCATGACCTTTTGGCTTTCCTCATAGCTTTCGACAAGCTTGAGGATTTCCTTCTGCTCTTCTATCGGCAGTTCATGAAGGCGTGACAAAAACCCGCCAATTTCTTGCGGTGTTAGCATTCATGGAGAATGCGCCGCAATTATTGACGTGTCAATAATTGGCAATGCGAATTGATCTTGCCCTGTTCGGCATTTTGGTGATGTAGCCGCGCTCGACAAGGCGGTCGACCACTGCTGCAGCTTGGGAAACCGACTTCAGCGAGAGGCCCGCCATGATATCCCGGTAGGACGGGGCATACCCGTTGTCCTCCCAGAAATCCTTAATGAACGTCAGGGCCTTTTTCTGTGCCGGGGTCATTTCTGGCTCCAATTTGCCATAATATTGGAATTGCCTCTTTTCGCTACTTTTATCATGTTTTTTACCGCTTTAACGTGGCCTTGCAAGATAGCATGGATGGTACTTATCATTTTGTGCTCCGGCACGGGCTGGCGCATTTCCTCTTGCCAGACTTGATGCACTCCCGCCGAGGGAGCCTCAATTGAGACATTAAACCCCATCATATGCCCATCAAAAACTGACGCAGAAATATGGATTTGCGTGTGAGGACCTGTCGATGTAGTGCAGTAGCGCACGTACTTTCCCATCATCGGCGCTGGAGGGGCTACTGAGCGACCGCTTCCCATTCCCATTAGTACCTCAAGGTTTTGATGCCATAGATAGATTGAGCGCGTATTTTTTCCGCCTCTAGCCTATGAGTGCGGTGGAGCAGAATGGCTTTGTTCAGGCTTTCCAGCATCTTTTGGTCGCACAGGTCGAGGCGTCGATCCTCTAAAAACTCCTGCGGGGTCTTCCATGCGAAAGCGAAGCCTTCTCTTTTGTACTTAAAGCGGAACCCCCCGTATTCATAGTCGTATTCGTAGGAGACCATCACATGCGCTCCTTCGCCGCCGAAATCATCTCGTTTGCAAACTCTTCGTCAGTGACCATCCTGAAGTAAATCTCCATCAGGGCCATGCCCCTGTCGGATAGATTTAGGTCCTCACGTATGAAGAATTGGAACTTGTCCCTGCCGTTTAGGACAAGCGCCACATCATCATTATCCAATACGGTCGTGTCTTTCTTCGTCAGATGATGGTACGCGTCTCTTCGCGCCCCAAAGTACCTGTCGATCAAGTGCTTCACTGGTCCAGTCCTTCCTCATGTGTGAAAATACATCAAGACCTTCGTTTGTGGGCTCGTATTCGTTAAACCCAATGGTATGGGATAGCATTCCCTTGCGAACAAGGGCGTCGATTGTCTTGAGAGGGGCGAATATCCCTATCTTTGTGGCCTCAACAGTCCTGCGATGAGACCTGAATATCTTTAGTCCGAGCGATCCTGCGTGAAGGACCTTGCACTGCGCTGGTGTCATTGCGACGTCTCCGCTTTTTGTATGCCATATATACCCCCTTTGTTCGCCTCACCAAACAATTATATTGGCTTTCGGCCTAAACTTCACAGCGTCAGGCCTTGGGACGCCGTTAATGAGGTCTGATCTCACCACGTATCCGCCCTGGTACATTTTTTCGACCCAGACGTTAATGTCCCAGCCAGCCTCTCTCCAACGCCAGCGTATTTCCCTCGCCAAGGCTTCGGCCCCGCCCTTCCTTAGCGTGTCGTTTGCCATGAGGCCGGGGACCCTGTATGGCCCAGGCTTCCATTCCGGATAATTCACTTACTCAATTCCTCGTCTATTTCGTCAGCGAGTTTGCGCATTGCGGCGGATATGGATTGATGCATTACCACGTAACCTGCTTCGTGGTAGGCCGCCAAAACAGACCGTGCGACCCATTCCCACTCGGACTTCTGGGCTTTAAACCCAGTTTTCCCCCAGTCGGGGTCCGTATCCCTTGCCTGACACCATGCCTCGTAGGCGCTCCTTGAGGCCTTGAGAAGCGACGTTTCGGAGAGGCGCTTCTCCTTTGATCGCTCCCTATTGCGCCATTTCGCGAAATCACTCATCAAAGTGCCCGCTTCCCGAAATAAGCGTCCCAATTGGTCTTCTTGGTGATGACAAAGCTAGGTTTCATCCCCAGCCCATGGGGGTGGCCTTGACGCGGGCCGTGCTTGATGTAGGCCTTAACATTGTCCACGGCGTATTTGACGATGTCCTCGAAAATCATGTTAACAACGCCTCCGTTCGCGGAAAAGGCCGCTATAGACGCAACCGGGTGCCGATAGTTGTCCGCCTCCCAAAAAATTATGATTTTTCTGTCGGAGGGCGAAAACTCAGTGCTAATCATTGAGCTTGCCTTTCTTTCTGCCATTCTGCCTCTTCCTCTATCCCCCTAATGCAGTCGAGGACGTGCCTGACGTTGGCCTCTCGGAGCTCCTCCTCTGGGTACACCATTGAGATAAGGTGCTGGGCATCACCTCTGGCATAAACTATTTCCAGCATTTGCAGTGAGCCCACGGCACGAACCCTTACCATGCCTCAAACATATCCTTCAGTTTGTGGACGACTGAATTGACCCGAGACCGCACAACGCACAAATTTGGGTCGTTCCCCATAGCCAACCCCTGCAGCATCTCCGGCCAAACCGGCTCCGTATCTATGGGGAGGCCGTCCCAATCGAAATCGATCCAAACAGCCCCTCTTTTGTCTTCGCGGACGCTAACCTTTAGCATAATCGATACCATTGTCCTCAAGAATGCGCCGTAGACGAACGATCTCTTCCCTCAGTTGAGAAACCTTGCTCTTCACGCCCCCAGGCTTGACCCATTTGGTTTTGTCGGTTTGGGCATCAAAGACAAGACGTCTGCGTCCTGACCGGCCAGGACGTGTCACTGGGTCGCCGTTCTCATCCTCCACAACAACAACCATATTCTTGCGGCGCAAAGACGCAAATCGCGGCCCCAGATGGTCAGAAGGCTTCCCGTGGATTTCTCCGACCTCCTCCATAGTGAGAGGACCCCTAAACAACAGGGTGTTAAAAACAACCTTCTCACCCTTGGTGGCGTCAGCCAAAGAAGCAGCCTCCCGACTGGTCTCCGGGTCCCCAGCCCTGGCTAGAGCCTCAGCGTGTTCAAACAAGTCCACAGCACGGCTCCCTTAGCGAAGGTGGAAGAAGAGGAGGTCGACACGGAGGCCCTCATGGTCCCACCCGACAGAGAAGAGAGAGCGCGACCACCCAATGAAATTAAGCTCGACCACAGAAAAATCGAACCACACAAATTCCTCACCGCTGTAGATGAAGCTGAGAAGAGAGATGCCCCAACGATCATCGTCACCGAATTTCAAAAGAGAAAAGTCCATATCAACACACCTCCTAATAAAGAACATATGTTCTTATACGTTTCTATACGCGCCCACTCAAGAGGAAATTGATGGGACCCTAAAAATATCCGGAAAGGGGGCCCCTCCAGATTATGTAAAACTATGGATACATAATGTTACATAAGGTTATGGATACATAAAATTATTGATACATAAAGTTATGTATAAGTATGGATACATAAAGGTACATACTATTATGGATACATAATGTTATGGATGGTTATGTATTGAGTTGGGAAATGTTGGTGACTGAATGTGTGGAATGCCATGTAGGTGAAGCGATAGGGGTCCCAAATAATATTTCGGGGGGTGGGGGCCGACGTGCGGGGGCCGACCCGGTCATGGGCCAGTACCCCTCTGCCCTGGCCGTGTGCGGCCACTGCAGCCTGACCAGTCAACGTGCGGGGCACAGAGCCCAGCCTGGACCCTGCACACCCTGCACGATTTGCCATAATAGATATTATGCGATCTAGGAATGCTGCAGTATCAATGGCTTAGCCATCACCAAAGGCTGCCTTGAGCTTCTGCTCCAACAGGTTCCTCACCTCTTCCGGGCTCCTGTCCTTGCTGTCGACCTCCAGCCTGTCGGTGAACAGGCCGACCTCTGTCACCTTGCCCAGGGCCACCAGGGCGCTGATCCGGGCGCTGTCACTGTCCGCTTCCAGGGCCTCGGTCTTGAGCCTGTCGAGAACAAAGCGCCGCAAAGAGAGGCCTTGATGCAATGCCGCCTCCTCTTTTCTCTGCAGTCCGGCCCTCAGCCTCTTGGCTATCGCAGGGTGGGCGACAAGCTTTGACGCCTCAGTATGCAATGTCCCTGCCGTCATATTCGCTGTGTTGTAGCTTGCCCGGTAGGCATCACTTGGGTTCTTGCCCTCCAGCATATGCCTGACGAACGCCTCCTGCTTTGGTGTGAGAGGTCTATCAGGGTCCTGTGTCTGCCCCCTGTATGGTTTGCCCATCCTCTTCTTACCCTTGCCGTCTATCCTGATGACGTTGCTGTTTGGCTGCTCGGCTTGCGCCTCCGCTGCAGTAGGGGTGGGGGCTTTGTCGGTTGTATTCTTGTCGTCTTTCTCGTCCATGGTGCAGGTCTCCTATGTCCTGAGCCGTCAGTATACACAAACCAGAACAAATGAGAACACTTCGTGAACGAATGCGAACTCTGGCCTTACCCTACCCAACCCCTACCTGAGACGACTTGCGCATCCTGGGCCATCCTAGAGCATTCTAGGGCCATGCCCGTTTTGGGCACATTCACCCATGGCGCTGCTCGCTGCGCTGCGCTGCTCGTCCCGAAAGAACAAAACGAGAACCCGGTCACAGGGTCAGGGTCGACCGCTGTCAGACCATAGCCCACCGCCGCACCCGCCGATCAGTGGCCAATATTGACCAGTCAGGACAGGAAAATGAGAACAAACGCGAACAAATCATGAACCTTTGCGAACTCGGACCCTGCCTAGGCCAGGGGTGCCGAAAACAGAGATGGCCCCTCCTGGGCCATCCTAGGGCATTCTAGGGGCAACGCACTTTGTGCGCATTCTGGCGGGATCGTCAGGCTCAGATTTTTTTCTTTCTATATATATGAGTGCGCAACCTGCACGGTGCCGAGCACACCAGGGCATGGTCCGGCCCCTCACGAGCCCAAGCCCAGAGCCGCTTTCTGACCCCGTTACATAGTCGTCAATAAAAGTATTGACATGCCATTAGAGCATCTTTAAAAGGGGCATTGTCGTTACACAACGACTGACCGACCCACCCCCCGCCAACTGGGGGGCCACACGGGGAGAGCGCGGGAACAGCGCGAACCGTCCGGGAAGCAGGGGTCGCCGAGCACCGGAGCCGCAAGGGCGCATTAAGACGCCACGCTTAACCGGGTGAGGTTGGTACAGGCCAGTAGGTCACAACTGCCCACGTCAAGCCCGTCTGCCGGGATCATCCAGCCAATACAACCCAATTGAGGCTGGCGCTGTAATGACCAAACCAGACTACCACCATCGCAAAGACGACCCTGGCGAGGGTCTGAGCATGGTGGTCTCTGTTATGCCCCGGCATTGCGCCGGGGTATGAGCGAGACCATCAACCGCATGACAAACCTGGAGGTACACATGCAAAACATCGAAATCATCAATCAGCCGACCGGCAAGTTCATTGTCCTGGCCATCACTCACACCGACCGAAACGGTTCCACATGCGAAGACCTGGGCTTCAAGGCCGAGGTCCAGAGCATGGACGCTGCGACGAAAACCGCCAAGGCAGTGCTGAATTACACCATCCCGGTCGAATGCGACCGCATCGTGCAGGTCGAAATCCTGCAGGAGGTCAAGCAACTGGTCCTCGACCATGGCAACAGCACATTCGGCACCTGCATGACCACCGAAGTGGTTGGCTCCGGCATCCAGTACGACGACCTCATCGACAACATCCTGACCCGAAAGGACGCAGCATGATCTTCAAGGTTTCAGCCGACCACATCGACCCGACCTTTTCATGCACCAACCACATCGCCACGGTGCGGTTCGATGATTGGGATGGGGATTACAGCGCAAGCATCGACGGGTACGGCACCAGCAAGTCTGCCGCCACCCCGGAAGATGCCATCCGCAACATGCTGCTCGAATGGGCTTGCACCAACATCCAGATCGAAAGGGTCCAATCATGAAGCTCGTTTATTGGTACGCACAAAGCCTCGACGACGCGGACTGCTATAGCATCCGCGAACGCACTAAAAAAGCGGCGCTGGCTCGCAAGGCTGAGGACGATTTCAACAGATACGGCCCGGTCGTTAAGGTCATCGTCGATTACGCTGACGGTTTCGACCTGCTCGCTCAGGCCACCAGCGAAGGCGGCATATGGCAGGAAGCCGCCGCCGCCTATCCCGACTGAAAGGGGGAATAATGTTTCGCACTTACACCAAAATCTACCGCGACGCCGTTGACGGCAAAGACGTCATCATCTGGGACTATGTCGCTGAGGGCGTCAACATCGACCGCGTCACTGCCCTGGTCACCCCGTCCGGGCTGATGATGCTGGAGAGCTTCTCCACCGTTAAGAAAGGCCGCGCCGCTGGCGTCATGCTCGACATGGCCCGGTGGTGGCGGCGCAACAAACCCACCGACTGAGCATTCATCCCTGCCCCGGCGCAATGCCGGGGTAGTCATGAGCGCTCCGCTCAAGGCTGAACACCAGCCCAACCCTAGAGACCTGGAGGTCCTATGCAAGAATTCACAGAGTTGAACTCTCAAACCGCTGACGGCATCTGCTTCATGCTCCACAAGGATGGCAGCAACTTTGCCAAATCCCTGGCGCAGCAGATCGGCAAGCGTCCGCTGTCCCCGAAACAACTCCACTGGGCGCTGAAACTGGCCAACGCTCAGATCAATCCTGAGCCTCAGCCGGAAGCCCCCAAGGCCGACATGACCGGGATCATCAGGCTCATGCAGGTCGCCACCGCCTCGAACCTCAAGCACCCGAAAATCCGCCTGGAAGCGGATGCCCAGCCCGTTGTGCTGGCAGTCGCTGGTGCGCGGGCGCGGCGACCCGGCACAGTCAACGTCACCGACGGTGGCGGGTTTGGCTCCGGCACATGGTTTGGACGCATCAGCCTGGAGGGCAAGTTTGAGCCCAGCCGAAACTGCACCCAGGCAGTCACCGACCTGCTGGTCCACATGTCCACCGACCCCGCTAAAATTGCGGCTGAGCACGGGCACAAGACCGGCAACTGCTGCTTCTGCAACCGCCCGCTGACTGACGAGAAATCAGTCGAAGATGGGTTTGGCCCAGTTTGCGCCAAACGGTTCGGGCTTCGATAGGGAGGACTAGGCATGACTGTCGCACAAACCGCGCAAGAGGCCGTTGACGCAATGGCCCAGGCAACCCGCGCTCGCTACATGATGGTGGTGGCAGAGCGGGACGGCTCCACCTGCACCGTCTACACCCGTAGCCGCAGTGCTGCCTTGTTGGCGGCAGACGAAGAGACAAAGTGGGAAAGCACAGCCTGGGTCATGGTCGTCGACCGCGAAACAGGTGACACCTTGTTTTCTCAGGGTGGCGACTTCGCATGACCCGTGACCAAGCGCTGAACCAAGCGCTGATAAGTCTGCAGTCTGCGCGATCAATCCTTGGCTGGGCAGTGTCGGCTGACGACATTGCCCCGGCCTTGGACGAAATCAAAACAGCCATAGAAATGCTTAAGGAGGTGCAACATGGCAAACAAACCAAACGCATGGCGCGTTGAATACCGCGCCAAACCAAGTGATGACTGGCTAACGGACGTCACGTTCCCAGCCATCGACATCACCGAAATCAACGGACAAACCCAGGAAGAGACATTTGACCTGGGCGAATGCAGGGCTGAACAGTGGGCTGCTGGCATCCGCCGCAACCTTGGGTGTGAAGCTCGCGTCTCGTTTGTGCATGTCCCGTTTTACGTCTCGACGGCGGGCAACATCATCGAACTGAAGGGGGTGCATGATGGCTAAGCATGACCCCAACCTGATGTGCTTGATTGCATACCGGAAAAAACTGCAGGACCGTGCCAGCGACTTGGCATGGCATCGACAGTTTGACGATGCCGACAAGCTGGACTGTGAAGTCCGAGAGATCACCCGCCGCATTGAAAACGGCGAAACCCTCCAACCCCTGTTCTGAGGTGAACATGACCAAGCCAGACATCCTTGATGAAAGCCTTGAGCTTCAGCCGACCGCCGAGCAGAACCAAGCCATCCACCGGGCAGTTTGGAACCTTCCCAAGCCCGCGCTTTATTCCGGGTGGAAAATCACCCCCCTCACCCGCGAAAAACTGCTGCGCATCTTTCCGCCGCTCCACCCCAAGACGGTGGCGCACCACGTCACCTTTCAATTCGGACCTGATGCAATTGAGCCAGTGCCCGCTCAGTTGGCCGTGTGTGGCCACGCATTCAGTTCTGAGGTCGAGGCCTTGGTCGTCGCGGTCGATGGCTCTGTCCGGCGGCCTGACGGCGGCACGTTCCATGTCACATGGTCCCTGGCCCCTGGCGTCAGGCCGGTGCAGTCCAACGATCTGCTCGCTTGCGGCTGGGAGGAAATCTCCCCGCTGCAGTTCAACGCAACCCCCTTTGTGAAGAGGTGAAACATGAAACCCAACCGCGCCTTGGGCCGCGATCTGCGTTCGCCCAAATACAAGCCCCGCATCGTGCGGGACCGGACCAAGTACACCAGGAAGGTTAAGCACAAATGAGCTTCTGGGAATTCCTGTCCGCTTGCGTGGCCAGTGCAATGAC